TAACGGCTCACCGCTGAATACGCTATTAAAGCAGGATTACCCTGACGCGATCGAAGGATTGATGAACGCGCTGATAAACGGCATGGCTAGAGGGTTAGGACCCGGCGCAGTCGCTAAAGAAATGGCGACCGGCATGGGGATGGGATTAGACAGCGCGATGTTAATCGCCAGGACTGAGATTAATAGAGCATATCGGCAAGCGAATATCGAAGCATACCGCAAATCAAACGTCGTCAGCGGCTATATGCGCCTCGTGAAAAAGGCGACGGCGTGCATGGCGTGTTTGATGCTAGACGGTCAGCGGTTTGAGAATAAGGATGATTTTAGTGACCACCCGCGAGGAAAAGCGGAGCTACCCGGTAATCTAATAGTATCCTCCAACCCCGAGGCCTTCGTAACCCTTTACCACCAGGGTGATATTGTCGTCATCGGCACAGCCTCTGGTAAGTTCTTGCCCGTCACCCCTAACCACCCGGTATTGACTGACAGGGGATGGGTTGCGGCCAAGTTCGTCAAGGAAGGTGACAATGTATTGAGCCACACCGGGGAGTATGGGGCTGCGGGTGTTGTGGGTCCAGACAAAAACCATATTCCAACCCTCGTTGAAAAGATACCGAGTGCGTTCAATATGCTTAGGCTTGGAGCCGTGCCAGAATCCGCCAAACACCTCTATGCCAACCGGGAAGACGGCGAGGTCGATGTTATATTTTCCAACCGCCTTTTGTGGAGTAGCTACGACGCCGCACGACAAGAGGAAATCAAGCAATATCTTTTCGGAGGCGGAAACATTGCTGGCTTTAGCCTCTCTGCCCTTCGCTTGATTGCAGAGAACCTCATAGGAATGTTTTCTACCGCGAGTGAACTCTTGGGCGTTGGCAATACAGGCGCTTCGTTCGGCTTGGGTCATTTTGGAAAATCGCATTTGTCCGGCCTCAGACATACCGCGATGGGGAACTCCGTTTTCACGCAAAATTCGAGTTATGACGTTGCGAGAAACACCGAAGGATTTAGCGACAAATTGCTCGGTTTCGCCGGAAGTATAACGGGCGACAATATCGGCGGCAGGCAGGGTGATCTTATTCCCGCTATTGGCGGAAATTTTAGCGGCCTTAATCGGAAGTCGTTCGGCTTTACTCCTGAACAACCCATTAGCCTTGAGGTGATTCGACAGGGTTTGACCCGTGGTGTGCCATCTGGCAGCGACAACCTCAATGCTATCGCCGCCGATGTAGTCTTTGACCGCGTTGTTTATGTCGACGTCAGATATTTTTCTGGTCATGTCTATAGTCTCCAAACTAAAGAGGGATGGTATAGCAGTAACCAGATTATATCACATAATTGCATAGCCGTTCCGGTAGTCGCAGGAGTTGACCCTCCGACCTGGCAAAAGGGGCCGGAATGGTTCAAGGGGTTATCGCCGGAACAACAGCGGGCGAAAATGGGCGCGGCTAAGTTTGAAGCCTGGAAGGATGGGAAATTCAAGCTGGAGGATTTAGCGCAAATGAAGCATAGCGACGTTTGGGGTGACAGTCCCCGTGTCCCCTCACTCGCGGAGCTACTCCAATGATACTAATCGCCTTCCCCCTGCACCTCACGAATGGTTTTATTTATTACCTCATTCAGACTGGCAAACGACGTATCCAGGCGCGATTTATTGTAGATACTGTCAGACGCGGCGAGAAAGCACCGCTATGGATGCGGGTCGCTATTCGTGTATTAGGAAAGGCGAAAAAATGACTGACACCGAGCGCGAGGCGGCCCAGCAGCGCAAAACACAGGTATTGCTACTGGCGACGCGGCAAGCGTGCCTGATGATATTGGGCGCGATTGAGGATTATTTACAAATGCCGCGCAGCGTACCACCTAAACACGGGAGAAATTTATAGAACTATTCTGACGACAACTGAATAATGCCACCGGGCAACCAGCGGCCTGTTTTTGAGAGATCACCGGGAAACCAGCGATCTGCCAGAAATAGGTCGCATTTATTTTAACCACGGGAGAGATACCCGACGAAATAGGAGAGGCGAGATGCCTAACGACACACAGAATACCACCAATTCAACCGATACCACCCAGGGAGCCGCAAACGATACACCGGCTAACTTCGAGGAGTATATCGGCAAGCAATCCGACGACGTGAAGGCGCTTTATACGCAGCACGTTACGGGATTACAGAACACCGTCAAGGCGACACGGGATGAGCGAGACACTCTCCGCACACAACTAAAAGACCTGCTGCCGAAGGCCGAGAAGGGTTCGGAGCTTGAGAAAAGCCTTACGGAATCACTGGGTAAGTTGGAACTGGCCGAACGCCGCGCAGCGTTTGTGGAAGATGCGATAAAGCCGGAGATCGGCTGCCGCAACCCGAAGGCCGCGTTCTTACTGGCTCAGGCTGACAACCTGTTTGACCGGCGCGGTTCACCCGACTGGGCGGCAATCAAGGCCGCAGCTCCTGAATTATTCGGAGCGCCAAAGGTGAACGCCAACGCTGGCGACGGAACCGACAATCAACCGCCTAAAGCGGACATGAATAACTATATCCGGCGCATGGCCGGAAGATCGTAAGAGGATATGAAATGGCCTTCAACAATTTAATTTCACGCACTGATTCGGCTGCCCTCATTCCAGAGGAAGCCGCCAACGAAATAATCAAGGCAGTCGAGGAAATCAACCCCCTGATGCGCCTTGCCCGCCGCCTGCCGAACATGAGCCGCGCTCAAAAGCGTATGCCCGTGATGTCCGCCCTGGCAACCGCCGGATTTGTGGCCGGCGATACCGGACTGAAACAGACCAGCGAAGTCAACTGGGCGAATAGCTACATTGACGCCGAAGAAGTTGGCGTTATTGTGCCGATCCCCGAATCCGTGTTAGATGATGCCGACTATGACCTTTGGAGCGAAGTTCAGCCCGAAATGGTTAAGGCTATCAGCAACGCTATCACCTCCGCCGTGCTATTCGGCTCGAACATCCCAGCCTCTTGGACTACCAACTTGGGAGCCGCTGGTTTGCTCGCTCGCTGTGTGGCCGCCGGACATAACCCGTCCCTTGCCGCCTTTGCCGATGCCTACGAAGCTATCTTAGGCGAGACCGCCGCCGGCGTTGACGGTGCGTTTATGTTAGTCGAAGCTGACGGCTACGCAGTGAACGGCGTTGTAGCTCACCCGTCCGTGAAGGGCCTTCTGCGCAACCTGCGCGATGCTGACGGTAATCCGATTTTCAAGACCTCGATGCAGGATGCAACCCGCTACGAGCTTGACGGCGCGCCGCTTTACTTCCCGACCGATGGCAGCATGGTCGCCGCCTCTGCACTGATGTTTGTAGGTGACTGGACGCAGTTGGTTTATTCCATCCGAACAGACATTTCCTACAAGGTGCTGGATCAGGCCGTTATTCAGGACAACGCCGGGACGATCATTTATAACCTAGCGCAACAGGACATGGTTGCCCTCCGCGCCGTTATGCGCCTGGGCTTTGCCCTGCCGAATCCTATCAATGCAATGAATGCTACCGCTGCAACCCGCTGCGCATTTGCCGCACTAGTCCCGTAGGAGGTATGACATGGGATTTTACCCAAAGAAACAACTGTCAGCGGTTGATCTGCGAGGCACGGTTTCAATCGGCGGCGTGGCTCTTACTGCTGGCGCGGTTGACCTCAATCGAACCGACGTAGAAGCCGCTCAAACGCTGGTAGCCGATGGCGCGATTACCGTAAAAAATGGCGTCTGCGTTATTGCCAAAACCGTGGCTGGCGTGGTCAATGCGACACTGGCTGACCCCGTTGCAACCACCGACGACTTCAAACGCCTGACCATCATCAACGGGCAAGCGCAACTCAATGTCATTACCAGTGCGTCAGCATTTGGCAATGGCGGCGCTGGCGAAGATGTAGCCACCATGAGCGCCACGGTTGGTGACACCCTGAACTTAATGGCTTACCAGGGCAAGTGGTATATCACCGGCGCACACCAGGCGACCATTGCCTAACTTTCTGACTTATTTGGGTGGGTGAAATTCCCACCCAGGAGATAAAAAATGTCTGTAACTTTGAACACTCAAACCGGCAAGGGCTATCTGGTAGTCGATTACACCGGAGAAGCCGCCATTGGTTTGCAGGGCAACCTTGCCAATCCCGAAGGCGTGAACCTGCTCATCACCAATTCCTACCTGTACCTCGTTACCCCATCAACCGCTGCCGCGACCATGAACGTTGGCCCCGGCGCGACCGGCGCTGACAATTCCGAACTTCACGGCGCTGTGCCGCTGAATGGCGCGGCTGCTACAGCCTGGATGGGCTATCACCCCGCCGTTACTCAGGATGCTTCGCTCGCCGTTCTCTGGGGCGCAAGCGAATTCCTGACCTTCACAACCGCCGCGCAGTCTGCTTTACCTTGCGTTGCGAAACTCTATATCCAGTACATCCGCGTCGAGTAGGACGGTAAACAATGACAGCGACGGCAGCAATGATTTTACGGGTAAGGAATATGGTCAATGAACCTGTATCTGTGGCTTACTCAGACCTGATTATACAAGGTTACATTGAAACTTATCCACTGATAGACGTAAACGGTGAGCAACCCTACACATGGTCGAGTGCTACGCCTCCGGTGCAGGTCGTCAATACCTCCTGGGTATCCACCTATGATCTACACGCTGCCGCCGCTGACATTTGGGAAGTTAAGGCGGGTGACTGGGTAAGTAAATACGACTTCAAAGCCGACGGTGCGGATTACAGCCGGTCGCAAGCCTATCAAAACATGATGGCACGCGTGCGCTATCACCGCTCCATGCGGGCAACCCGCTCCATGCGCGGCTTCAAATCGCCTAAAGAACCTTACGGCGGGCGTCAAGTTTGGATCGGCAACCTCGCTGAGGAAGACAACTAATGGCAGGCGAAGAACAGTTTTCCGCCGACGAACTGGCCACAATGCGCGAGGCGCAGGACGGGCATATGCTCGATCTGTGCGTAATCCAAACGTATAGCACGACGGCTAATAGTTATGGCGAACTAATAACCACCTACACCGACGCGGCAACCGCCACGGCGTGCGGGTTGGATATGCGCCCAGGCAGCGAACAACCCAGGCAGGACATGACTACTTTGGAATGGGACGCAACGATGCGCCTTCCAATCGCAACCGTGCTGGACGCAAAAGACCGGCTGAAGGTGACTTATCGGTTTGGGGAGCTACTCGCCACACCGTTGGTTTACCGCGTCGAGGGACCAATCCAGCGCGGCCCGTCCGGCATCCGCGTAAAACTGCGGAGGGTCGATGTCTAAGCCGGTTGTCAGTATGTCCATCGATATAGGCGACTTTTCGAAGCAACTCCGCAAACTAAGTGGTGCGGCAAGGGATCAAGCCTTACTGGATTCGTTGGAGGCTGGGGCGCGCGTAATACAGGCAGAGGCGATGATAAACACGAACGCGGTATTCAGCGACAAGGCTACCGGAGCGCTGGCGAACTCCATCATCGTGGAAACCGAAGGCAGTGGAACGAAGGTCAGCGCAAGGGTTGGCCCTACCGTGATTTACGGCCGCATCCAGGAACTAGGCGGAATTATCAAAGCCGTTTCTGCGAAATACCTTCACTTCGTAATCGATGGGGTCGATGTATTCACTAAAACGGTTCACATCCCCGCGCGTCCATACTTACGCCCGGCGGTAGATAACAATCACGACAAGATAGCCGCCGCAGTTGGTGAAACGATCAAGCGAAAAATCACGGAGGCGCTCAAATGATAACGATTGAAGAAGGGTTAGCCGCTTTCCTGGTTGCCAACGCTGCGGTCAATGCGATTGTTTCCGGGCGCGTTTATCCGAATAAGCTGCCGCAAACCGTGACCATGCCCGCGCTTACCTACCAGCGCATTGATACCCCGCGTGTTCATTCCCATGACTCCAGCGGCTCCGCTGGCACAGCACACCCGCGCATCCAGTTCGATTGTTGGGCGGCAAGCTACTCGAGCGCAAAGGGTTTGTCAGACGCGCTTCGAGGCGCGCTCAATGGATACAAGGGGACTATGGGATCGGTAAACCCTGTAACGGTTCAATCCGCATTGCAGGAAGACGAGCGTTTTGACGACTTCGCTGACGCCGGAATTGTGCGGCTATCGTGCGACTTTATCATCTGGCACCTAGAAACTTAAATGACGCGGCCAGAGCGACGACCAGTCTGGCAGGAAGAATAATCAATGACTAAATACTCAGCATTCGGAACTCAATTACAACTGGGTAACGGCACGCTCCAGGTGGAAACGGCGACGGTTGTCGGCACGATTACACAATCCGGCAATGCCACGTTTACCGTGACCTCAACCGGCATGACCGGATCACCAAAGGCTATCAGCGTTGCCGTTCTGATAAATGACACCGCCGCGATGGTAGCGCAAAAGGCTATTCAGACGCTGCGGGCTGATTCCGCAGTATCTGCTATGTACTTTGTGGGTGGAACCGGCGCTACCGTTGTCCTGACCCGCAAGGTTGCAATCGCTGACGTTGCCAACCTGAATATCGCATTCACCAATGACACCTGTTTAGGGCTTACCCCAAACGCCACATCAGCAAACACTGTTGTGGGCGGAGCTGCGGAAGTGTTTACCACAATCGCTGGCGTCACCAATATCGGCGGCCCCGGACTTGGCCTGGATACGGAGGACGTGACCACCCATGACAGCACCGCCTATTTTGAGGAAGTCATCCCGACCATCCTGCGATCTGGCGAAGTGTCATTGGATCTGGTTTACGACCCAAACGAAGTGACCCAGAACGCAAGCGTCGGACTAATCAGCCGGATCGAAAACAAGATACTGGCTAACTACAAGGTGAACTTCCCCGGTTCTGTGACCTGGGCGTTCACCGCATACGCAACTGGATTTGAACCGAGCGCGTCGGTTGACGGGGCGCTTACTGGTACGGCTACCTTCAAATTGACGGGTGTGCCGACTTTGGCATAGGAGATAAACAATGGCGAAATATTCAGCATTTGGCACGACTTTGAAACGCGGCGGGACGGGTGGAACTGCAATCGCCGCAATCTCGAACATCTCAGGACCCGGTTTATCTCTGGATACCGAGGATGTTACATCACACGATTCAACCGGCGGCTGGGAGGAAGTCGTGGGGACTATCCTACGCTCCGGCGAAGTCAGCATTGATATCGTTTACGACCCCAACGCCGCAACGCACAAGAACGCGGCTGGCGGCTTGCTGGCTGACCTTGTAAGCCGAACCGCGCAAACCTACGCGATTACCTGGCCTTCAAGCGCCGCCGTCAGTTGGACGTTTTCGGCGTATGTGACCGGCTTTGAACCGTCCGCTTCTGTGGATGGTGCTTTGACTGCGACCGCGACCTTCAAAATTACCGGGCAGCCGACTTTAGCATAAGGATAAATAATGACAATTTTGAACCGTGATCAAATCCTCTCCAGCGACGATCTAGCCAAAGAACTCGTACCCATGCCTGAATGGGGCGGGGATGTTTGGGTACGCGGCATGACCGGAGCGGAGCGCGACTCATTTGAAATGGATGTCGTGGAACAGCGCGGCAAAAAGAGCGCCGTGAACATGAACAATATGCGGGCGAAATTATGCTCTCGGTCAATCTGTGACGAAGCCGGGAAGCTGCTGTTCTCAGAAGCGGACGTAAAGAAACTCGGCGAAAAATCGGCGGCCGCGTTATCCAGAATCTTCATGATTGCACAGCGATTATCCGGTATTACTGAAACTGACGTGAAGGAACTGGCCGAGGAACTTGAAGAAAACCCTTTCGAAGGTTCACCTTCCGATTAGCACTGGCGCTGGGCATCCCCAGGGGCGAAATGCTCGCAAGGATGTCTAGCCTGGAAGTAACGGAATGGATGGCATTTTACGGAGTTGAACCTTTTGGTCAGGATGTGCAATACATAGGCCATGCGATAACCGCCGCAACCATCGCAAACGTAAATCGCGGCAAGGGACAGCACGCCATGAAGCCGGAGCAGTTTATGCCGAAATTCAAGAAACACGAGCAAACGGTGGATGAACAAATCCAGATTGCGCAGATGATAACCGCCGCGCTTAGCACAATCCCGACCGGGGAGGATACCGAATAATGGCTTCTTCAACACTAATGAGCTTACTGGTAAAACTCGGCCTTGATGCCTCCGACTTCATTAGCGGGTTGGGGGAGGCCGAGGGCAAGGCTAAGGGATTTGGCGGCAAGGTTGGCGCTGGTTTATCTAACGTCGGTTTCGGTATCGTCGCGGGCGGAGCGACCTTAGCCGGTTCTGCAATCGCGGCCACTACCGGATTGATGGTTAGCTCCATTGGCCCCGCGTCCGACCTGAACGAATCCATGAACGCGGTAAACGTGGTATTCGGCGAAGGCGCAGATGCGATCCTGAAATATGGGGAAACAGCAGCCGCAACGGTTGGCCTGTCGAATTCAGAGTTCAACTCAATGGCAACCACAACCGGCGCATTTCTACAGAACGTCGGCTTCGACGCTGATACCGCCGGGTTGGAAACCGTAAAACTTACGGAGCGGGCGGCTGATATGGCGTCTGTATTCAATACCGACGTTTCAACCGCTATGGCTGCGATTCAATCCGGATTGAAAGGCGAAATGAACCCGCTCGAGCAATTCGGCGTAAAGATGTCCGCGGCAAAGGTTGAGGCAAAGGCTATGGCTATGGGTTTGGCTGACGCCGAGGGAGAGATTGATGATAGCGCGAAGGCGCAAGCGTCCCTTGCTTTGATTTATGAACAAACCGCAAAGGTGCAAGGGGACTTCGCCAATACATCAGATGGTGTGGCTAACGGCGGGCGGGTATTGAAGGCGACCTTCGAGGACACGAAAGCATCCATCGGCGCGGCATTACTGCCAGCGCTAGAAAAGCTATTTTCCATGATCGGGAAGTTAGCCGCCGATCCTAAATTCAAGGCGTTCCTTACAGAAGCGGCGGCAGCGGTTGGAACTTTCGCGATGGGGATTGTTACCTGGATACCGCAGGCAGTGGCATGGTTCACGAATCTATTTGACTGGCTGGAGAAAAACAAACCCGTCGTGGTTGGCATTTTAGCCGCTATGGGCGTTGCGGTGGCAGCCTTCGTCTATTCGGTTGTCATCCCTGCCGCTATCGACGCGATTGTCGCAATGGCGCCCGTTATAGCGGTTATGGCATTGGTCGGCGCAGCGGCTTACCTGCTTTACAAGGCATGGGACACGAACTTTCTGGGTATCAGGGACACGCTAACTACGGAGTGGAACGTAATAAAGACCATTTTCGAGGCAATAAAGAAGTGGTTAGAGGTGGCAATCCCGACGGCAATAGATGCCGTAAGTACAGCTTTTACGTGGTTGAAGGATAATATTTTAACTCCGGTAAAGGACGCATTTAAAGCGGTCGGTGATGCAATTAGCGGCGTGATTACTTGGTTCGGTAATCTAGCAACGGCAATTGGAAACATTCGTTTACCGGATTGGTTGACACCTGGAAGCCCCACGCCTTTTGAAATGGGGATCAGGGGCATATCTGACGCGGTGCGAGGGTTAGCCGAAGTCCGGCTGCCTAAGCTGCAAGAGGAATTTGACTTACAAATCGCCGGCGCAGCCACTAACCAGACTTACGGGAACACGCAGCCCCCTAGCGATGCGCAGTATTCGAATAATGGCGGCATTGACGAAAAGAAGCTGGCTCGATCAATCCGTGATGCAATCCTGGCGGCAGTATGACAGAATACGTAACTCCCGTCGTTTACGCACTGATAGGCTCGCCGCTCACCTGGACTAATATTACCAGCGATGTAATTGGCACTATTGCGGCCGAATGGGGCATTCAGGGATCAACCCCGATTGACAGGATAGCTGATACCGGAACGCTGACGTTCACCCTTAATAACGCGACTGGAAAATATAGCCCGGATCATGCTGCTGCGCTGGCGGGTTGGCGCAAGGGTGCTTTTATTAGTCTGTATTTGAACTATGAGGCCGCTGGGAACAATAAATTTTTCGGGCAAGTGGAAACACTGGATATATCATCCGGCATATATGGGAAACGCACGGTTACGGTAACTGTGGTGGATTGGTTGGATCACGCCGCAGAATTTTCATTAGATTCGCTGAGTCTGGCGCAGAACAAAAGAGGCGATGAGGCAATTTCAACTATTGTTTCGTCTATGGCGCGTCAACCAAACGCCCAGACACTTGACGCCGGAAATACCACATTCCCTGTAATATTTGACACGCTGGACGGTTCAACCCGCGCTTATTCTGAGTTGGCAAAAATAGCAAACAGCGAACTTGGGTACACCTATCTGCGGCGTGATCAGGTTTATGGCGAACGGCTGATATTTGAGAATTCCACCCACCGATCCGGCCTAAGTGCGCTGAGTAAAATCCCGCTGGCGGCACCCGATTCGTTCTCGTTGCTAAAAGAGGACGGCGATTTATTACTGTTAGAAACCGCCGACCAGATATTGATTGAAGAACTCGAAGACGCCGTATTCGATAACTCGATGATGAATCTTGGTGTCGCTTACGGGCAGGACTTGATTAACAAAGTCAAGATGGAAATATACCCGAAGCGGCAGGATTCGTCATTGCAGATTTTATTCAGCCTTGACAGTCCGATGCAATTAGCGCCGTCTGGCATAGATCAAACATTCGAGGGATCGTATAAAGACCCCACCGGCGGCGACGCGCGGGTGACGGGCTTGAGCATGGTAACGCCCGTAATCAATACAGATTACAAAATGTGGACTAATGACGACGGCACAGGAACCGATATAACTGCTGATTTGGTAATCACGGCGGTCTATATGGCTGACCGGGTTATTTACACCGTGCGCAATAATCACGCGACTTTGAGCGGGTACATCACGCTATTGCAGGCCAGGGGTTACGGGATTTACAGTTTCAACCCGATTCAATATGTGGCAAGCGATACCGCCTCTATATCTGCCCACGGCGAATACGAGCAGACCGTCGAGCAAAAATACCAGGCGGATTTAGCGCAAGGTGTTGTGGCTGGCAATACGTTCCTTGACCAGTATAAGGACCCGCGCACGGTAATCAACTCCATGACGTGCAACGCCAATCGAACCGGGCAACTTATGGAATCGTTTCTAAGTTTAGACATTGGAGATTTGATTCACGTCAAGGAAACGCAGTCGGCTATTGACCGCTGGGCGTGGATACAAAACATCCGCTTCGAACTGCGTCCGGGCGGATTGCTAAATTACACCTACGGGCTGAAGGAACATGACAGCCTGGCAAGCGGTGGATTGTCTCTGGCAGAGGTCGAGCCGATTGTGGTAACTGATGTGAACACGGGTCCGCTTAGTGGGTTGGCCTTTGGGTATCAGCCTAGAGTGTCTAATTTACAGCAACGAACATTTACATTTTGGGCGCAGCGTGTTGTCCACCCGGAGGCGGCATCGGCGTACCAAACGGTTTTTGCCATAAATTCTAGGCACGGTGGAATATATATCGACTGGAACAATGTTACCGGGTCCGATCCCGTAACCAAGTTGCTGGCCGTTACCTATAACAAAGCTACTGGAAACGCATCTTATACGTCAGATACCCAGACAGCAATTGCTAATAATTGGCACTTTTTGACCGTAACAACTGACTGGATTAACGAGCTTGATAGCAATCCGGGAATGTGGATTGACGGAGGAGTTTCAACAACTTGCACAAAGTCTGGCTATACCGGCACAGGGGCGGCGAAGTCGGAAACTGGCGCACCGTGCATTATAGGTAATCGAATTTGGGAGTTTGACGACTACACAAACCAATTCCCCGGCAAGATAAAAGACGTGCGGATTTACAACCGTGTTCTTACTCAGGCCGAAATCACGGCGATTTATAACGCGGGCGCGGGCGTGCCAACGGTATCCGACGGGCTGGTATTTCAGGGGCCGTGTGTTTACGCATCCCGCGAGGACAACTACGCCGGGGCAAGCATAACAGCTAACGACAAACTGATTGACAACGTTTACGGCGCTGTGGGCAATCCTATGGTTCCGTCGAATATCAAGGTTACGGTGATTTAGTGAGATACCTGCCGTTCCTGACCCTGCAAGCATCCGACGTGGTAACAACCGGAATTGGCACGACGCTGGGCATTGGTGAGTTGAATCCGCTGGGCTTCAATGCGCTGACCATCGCCGCGAAAATGACCGTCGCGGCGATTATTGCAATCATCATACAGCGAGGGAACATACCGCACGTAGCTAAGGTGGCGACCACACTTACCGGAGCGGTAGTCATCTGGAATTGCCTGGTTTTACTGGCAACCGTACTAACGAAATAGGAGGACACTTTGGCAAATCAAAAAATCACCCAACTTACAGAACTTACTGCGCCAATCACAACGGATATGCTGGCAATTGTCGATGATCCGGGCGGGTCGCCTGTCACAAAAAAGGTGCAAGCTGGTAGCCTGTTTACCGATGGCTGGGTAAACGACGGCACGGTCTGGACATATGTCAGCGCGTCGACCTTCAGTATCCCCGGCAATGTGACCGCGACGTATCAAAAGGGAACGTTCCTAAAATGGACACAAACCACCGTCAAGTATGGCGTGGTGGTGTCGTCTAGTTATAGTGCCCCAAATACCACCGTGACAATTGTTGTCAATACAGATTACACCATTGCCAACGCCGCTATATCGGCAAATTATTTCAGCTACGCCGCTAATCCGCGCGGATGGCCGGGGTGGTTTGCCTATACCCCGACGTTTGCCGGATTTAGCGCGGCACCGACCGTAGTAGCCAAATTCAACATTGTAAACAAAGTTTGTCACGTATTGATTTATACCAGCGCTCCCGGAACATCCAACGCGACTAATTTCACTATTACTATGCCAGTGGTCTCTAGTATAACATCCACTATTTCAGTTGGTGATCTGGTCGATAACTCGGCAGCGGTAGCATCTGGGTTAGCCCAGATACCCGCCGCGTCAAGCACGCTAACGCTGCTTAAATCAGCCGCAGGGACATGGACAAACGCCAATAACAAATACGCGAGTTTTGGAATTTTCTACGCGATTTAATCTACTGGATTAGCGAGGTGAAATAATGCCAACACGCACGGTTACGGGTACAGCATTCAAACCAGACGGCTCTGTCTGGGCGAGCGTGCGTAATCATACGGCGAGGAAACATGCCGCTGGTTGGCAAGGTTGTGACGGTGATAGCAGGCGCGGTGGTGATGTGGAACTGTCTAGTTTTATTAGCGAAAATATTAACCGGCTAACCGCCGGACGGGGATTCATAAGGAGCAAAAACAATGGCTATAAAACTTTCGGTCACAGTTAGGAACGCACGGATCGGCGCGGTTGAAACATCAATCGGAGCAAGCGCGGTGCTGAAAATCCGCACAGGCGCACCGCCTACCAATATTGCGGATGCAGACAGCGGCACGGTATTGACGACAATTTCCCTGCCTGCTGATTATCTGGGCGCGGCTTCAAGTGGGGCAGTGGCTAAGGCTGGCACGTGGGCAGGAACTGGCGCGGCCGCTGGGACTGCGGGACATTTTCGCATTTACGCGGCTGACGGCACGACACAGCACATGCAAGGCACGGTAACGATAACCGGCGGCGGGGGTGACATGACCCTCGACAATGTTTCGATTGCCGTTGGTCAAACTGTCACCATCTCAGGGTTATCACTAACAGACGGGAATGCATGACCTTACTTTCAGTCTTTGCCAACAGTTACGCCGCTGACGGTACTTACGCAGGCTGGACTAATCCGGCTAACGTCTATGCCGATGACGGCGTTTATGCTGCCCGCGTTGGCACGGTTAAAAACACGACCTATGGCAACCTTTACGGCTTCGACCTGTCAGGGATACCAGACGGCGCGACAATCAACAGCGTCACACTAAGCGCGGAATGGCATAACAGCGCGGATGATACGAACGGTCCTAAACTGATATTGGGCGTCAAGACAGGCGGTTCATCCCCAGGCAATGCAACCGACATCACCGGGCAGACTGCCGATGAGGTTCACGTTTACGCGCCAACAGGCTTGACCGCTACACAATTGAAAGCGACGGGTGATTTAGGTTTTTGGGCGATTCTGCGATTTTACCGGACTGACAACGTTGCGCATATTGCCTACCTGGATTACGTCAAGATTGAGATTGATTACACGGCAGGCGGGCTGACTGAAATCACCGGCGCGGCTGATATCACGCTTGACGCCTTCGGGCAAACGGCGGACGGCGCGGTAGCAGTATCCGGCACGGGCGCGATTACCCTTGCCGGGTTGACGGCTGACATCACCGGAACGGTGCAAGAGCAAGACGCGATTACCGCCAGCGCCAGCATGACACTTGACGGCATGAGCGCAAGCGGTTCAGGTGTGGTGACGGTATCCGGCGAATTATCGAACACGTTTTCTAGCATGTCAATGGATGCTACAGGACTCATAGAAGTCACTGGGAGCGCTTCTAAGGCGCTGGACGGCTTGACAGGTGAAATTATAGGGGTGGTTGGAAATGCGCCGGTTGTGGGGCTTCTG